TTATCATAATAAATAAAATAAATGGTAGACTTTAATAAAAAGATATACAATAGTTCGAAATTCTAGCAATCAGCTAGATTCTTCTAGGAACATGGATGTTATACGCTCGCTCCCAGAGGTACTACCGATTATATACAGTTTTGGGAGCAGGAGACAAATAGATGCCTAAATGGTTATGTAGCTGAGGACGGAGATGCTATAACAGGGTATCACTACTTTTATTTAAACTATAGTCCTATTATGATACTCAAGGAAGAAGAATATACAGATAGATACGGAGTAAAACGTACAAAGCGTGAACGTATCTTCGACTTCCCTGACTTCTGGGACTCAGACTACTACTATTTTCACGCTATAGAAGAAGCTGAAAATCAAGGAAAACATATGGCGGTACTAAAGTGTCGTCAACGCGGATATTCGTTCAAAGGAGCCAGCATGTTAGTTCGAAACTATGAGCTTATCCCTGGCTCCAAGAACTTCGCGGTAGCTTCAGAGCAGAAGTTCCTTGTGGGTGATGGTATACTCACTAAAGCGTGGTAGATTATGGACTTTATAGACAAGCATACTGCATGGTCTAAGCAACGTCTTACATCTACTCGTATGGAGAGAGTATCAGGTTTTAAGGTAACCGATGAGTTTGGTAAACAAACAGAACAAGGTTACTTATCAGCTATTACAGGTGTAACACTTAAGAATGACCCAGAACGTCTTCGTGGTACTCGTGGTAAACTAGTACTATTCGAGGAGGGTGGTAAGTTCCCTGGTCTAGAAACAGCTTGGCAAATTGAACGTCCTGCTGTAGAGACTGACGATGGTGTTGCATTCGGTCTCCTTATAGCGTTCGGAACTGGAGGTACCGAAGGTGCTTCCTTTGATGGGTTGAAAAAGATGTTTTATCACCCAGATGCTTTTAATGTACTCGGCTTTCCTAACATATGGGACGACAATGCCGAAGGTACTAACTGTGGATTCTTTGCCCCAGCATATTTAAACCTAGAAAGCAAAGAGCACGAATACATGGATAAGGACGGCAATAGCTTAAAAGATAAAGCTATAGAACGTCTTATCGCAGAAAGAAATAAAGTACGCGAAGGTGGGGCTTCTTAGGAAGCTATAGACAGATTCATATCAGAAAGACCTATAAAGCCACAAGAGGCGTGCTTGGAGTTGGGAAAGAATATTTTCCCTAAGAAGCTTTTAATGGACTAGCTAACCAGGATTAGAACTAGTGTAAAGCTTCAGAACATGAAGCATATAGTAGATCTATCTTGGGACAATGGTCAAGTAAAAGCTACCGAAAAGAAATCTGGTGATATTACTAATTACCCATTAAAACGAGATGATAAGCCAAGAGGATCTGTAGTCATATGGGAATACCCTATCCCAGACGCCCCATTCGGCTTATACATTGGCGGTTGTGACCCATATGATCACGACGAGTCCTTCACTAACTCCTTAGGATCGACGTTCATATTTAAACGCGTTAGAGCAGGTGAAGCTTGGAATGACGTGATTGTAGCCGAGTATACAGGGCGTCCAGACACAGCTGAAGAGTATTATGAGAACGTACGTAAACTACTTACGTTCTATAATGCCAGGCTGTTGTTTGAGAATGAACGTAAGGGTATTTATCCATACTTTACAAATAAGCATTGCGATTATTTGTTAGCTGACTAGCCAGATAAGATTATAACAGAAATATTTAAGGACAGCAAGGTACAAAGACGTAAAGGCTGTCACATGACAAAACAGATTAGGGCGTATGGGGAAGGCCTAATCCTTGAATGGATGATGGAAGAATACGAACCCGGACACCTTAATATAGAGAGAATATACAGCGAACCGCTACTAGAAGAACTCATTAACACAGACGGTGTAAAGAACGTAGACCGCGTTATAGCGTTGTGTATGACTATGATATATAGGGAGGAGTTATACTAGGTTAAAGTGGCCGCTGCAAAAGAACAAAACAAACAGGTTGAACTCTTCGAACTGCCGTTGTTCAGTCAAAAATACTACGAGACTGATGACGTGCACGAAGATGCACCATTATTCTCATTTTAACAATGGTTAGAGTAGAAGATAATTTATATAACGCAACGTTCCCTCAACAGAAGCTTCCGCTGTCGAAGAAGACAGAATAGTGGCAGCATGATTGTGTAAACTACATAATTGGCGAGGGCAACGTAATCTCTGGCGGAGGAGATAAAACACAGCTCGGCGAGATGCAAACCTATTATAATCTATATAATAGTATATTCGACGAGAAAGACTTTAAGCGTGTTACAAACCCGTTTAAAGTTGAAGACGGATTCCCCGCAAGCCCTTAGGACTTTAATATCATACGTCCTAAGATTGACCTACTTATCGGTGAAGAAACTAAGCGACCAATGAACTTCAGTGTCGTTAGAACTTCACAGGAAGCTGCTTCAGAGATGATGGACAAAGAGAAGGAGATGTTGATGCAGTATATAATGGCATCAGTTACAGCTCGTATGAGTCCTGAGGAAGCTGAGCAATTCCAACAGCGGCTGTAGAGCGGAGAGGTCATGCCTCCCGAGGCTATAGCTAAGTATATGCAGAAAGACTATAAAGATGTTATAGAGAATGCTGCATATCATACACTAGTATACTTGCGTGAGAAGCTGTGCTTGGATAACGAATTCATTAAGGGTTGGAAAGACGCCCTTATAGCTGGCACAGAGATATACTATGTAGGTGTACTAAACGACGAGCCCTATATGGAGCGTGTAAACCCAATATACTTCTCTTATGACAAGAGCCCCGACTTAGAGTTTATTGAGGATGGTTCTTGGTGCTGCAGACGTATGAGAATGCCAGTAGCTGAGATATATGACAGATATTATAATAAGCTGTCTGAGAAGGATTTAAATAAGCTCAATGAGATGCTTACAGGTAGACCTTCTAATGATCACGGCGACAAAGACATGGTTGATAACTTTGGAGGTATATAGATGCACATCTACGACAATCCTATGTTTGACCAAAAGAGTAGATATGCCATAAACGTATGGCACTGTTGCTGGAAGTCATTTAAGAAGATATATTATGTAACATATCTAGACGAAGCTGGACAACCACAGATTGATATATTCGATGAAACATACAAGAAGACAGGACAAGAAATAGAAGTACAGCCCGATTGGGTTGTAGAAGTTTGGGAGGGGTATCGTGCCGGATCTGATCTTTACTTTGGCATTCAGCCTCTTGAATATCAGCACGTGTCAATCGATAACCCAAATTCTCAAAAGCTTCCCTATTGTGGATGCATTTATTCTAATACCAACAGTCGCCCTAGGTCCCTTGTTAGTATCCTTAAGCCTCTACAATATATGTACATAGTACTTTGGTACAGACTAGAGTTAGCTATAGCAAGAGACAAAGGTAAAGTAGTAAACATGGATATTACATAGATTCCTAAGTCTATGAATATCACACCAGAAAGATGGATGCACTACTTGTCTTCAGTAGGCGTTAACTTCATTAATCCTTACGAGGAAGGCTGGAATGTTCCTGGACGTGAAGGTGGTAAGCCAGCTACATTTAACCAGATAACTTCGCTGGATCTTACGATGTCTAATGTCATTGCTGAGTATATTCAGCTGATGGATAAGATTGAACAGCTTGCTGGTACAATATCTGGTATTACAGAACAGCGTATGGGTGCTATTAGCACACACGAACTGGTAGGCAATGTGGAGCGTAGTGTTGTACAGTCTTCACATATTACAGAGCCTTTGTTCTGGATGCACAACCAATGTAAGCGTCACGTACTTAATATGCTCCTCAATACAGCCAAAGGTGCTTGGGAGCAGACAGGTAAGAAGAAGCTTAACTACATCTTCGATAACGGTGAGCGTGCATACATAGACATTGCTGATAAGTTCTACTACGAAGATATGGATGTATTCGTAACAGATACATCTAAGGATATGGAGAACATCCAGAAGCTACAACAGCTCATACAGCCTGCTATGCAGAATGGAGCTAGTCTACTTGAGGCAGCAGAGATACTTACTAACGACAACTTCAACATTATCAAACAGAAGCTTCAGGATATGCAGACTCGTCAAGAGGAGATGCAGAAGCAGCAGCAGGAAGCAGAACAGCAACAGGCTATACAGCTTCAGCAGATGCAGAATGAACAGCGTGAGCAAGAGCTTATGCTTGAGGAAGCTAAGATGGATCTTGAGCGTTATAAGATTGATGCTGACAACCAGACTAAGATTGCAGTAGCTGAGATCTCTACTTACCGTGGTACTGAGGAAAAGGATATTAACATGAATCAGACTCCGGACCCGCAGGAAATGTACGACATTGCGATGGAGCAGCAAAAACTTCGTTCTAACGAGTTCGTCAAGGACCGTGAAATGAAGTATAAGAAAGGCATCGAGGACAAGAAGATCGAACTTGAACGTGAGAGAATGAAGCATGAAACAGAGCTTCAAAAAGCAAAAGATGACGCTGCTTTGTAGAGAGAGAAGATTAAAGCTCGCACAGCTTTGAAGAACAAGACATCAGGAGAGAAATAATTATGACAAGAAGTGAAGAACAAGAGCTCTTAGAGCTTACAAGACAAAACAATGAGCTTCTAAGAGCTATACTTCACTTTGTATAGCATGATGAAGCTAATGATATGATGACTAACATAGTTGCTAATTTAGTAGCTAATAAGATGGAGGGAAATACTTATGCGCAAAGATCCTACTGAGTTTAGAAAGCGATTTGACAGTTACAAAAAAACAGGGAAACTTCCATACGAGGCAGGCCTTCCTAAATATGAAGATGGAGACGAAGATATTAAGTTGGAAGAAGATCAGATCGTCGCAAATCGAGAATACAACGACGTTAAAGATTTTGTAGAAACTTACGTTAAATCTCAAGGATTCAAACAGCGATTTAAATCTGGTAAGTGGGCAGAAGGCTTTAGAAATTCAAAATACGATCCTGCAAAAAATGGTAAATATATGTGGGATTTTGTACCCAATAGATTGCAAATAAAACCGGAACCGACAAGAAACGGCTCCGACCC